TTTGGTTACTTTGGTGGAGGACTTGTCCCAGCAGTAGTATCATCAGTAGACCGTATAGATTACTCTAATGATACTGCAACGGCATCAGCAAAAGGACCATTAAGTCTTGTCAGAGAGAACTTAGCAGCAGCAGGTAATGCTTCCTTTGGTTACTTTGGTGGTGGTGGTCCTTCTCCTAGTCCAAAATCAACAGTACAACGTATTGATTATACTAATGATACAGCAACAGCATCTCCAAAGGGTCCATTAAGTGCTGCTAGACAGGGTTTAGCAGCAACCTCAGCAAGAGCAAATGGATTTTCATCAGTAGTTGATTCAACAGTACCACCAGCAAACTCAACAGAACAAAGATTCCCAGTATTTTTCTATGGATACTTTGCTGGAGGTACTGGTGGAACAGCAGTCATAGATCGTATTGATTACACCAACGATACAGTAACAGCATCTCCAAGAGGAACATTATTACAAGTAAGAACTGGTGGTGCAGGAACAGGAAATGCTTCCTTTGGATACTTTGGTGGTGGAGGAAATTCATCAGTAGAAAGACTTGATTATTCCACCGATTCATTATTACCATCACCAGGACTCAATCTTTCAACAAAAGGACCATTAAATTCTTCTAGACAATACTTTAGTGCTGCAGGCAATTATGATTATGGATGGTTTGGTGGAGGATTACCATCACTTACTACAGTAGACCGTATTGATTACAACAATGATACCGCAACAGCATCACCAAAAGGAAATCTTACCTCTGTTACTTCAGGAAATGCCGCAACAGGAAATAAAGACTATGGATATTGGGCGGGTGGTTATAATCCGTCATTTAATCAACTTGTAGATCGTATTGACTACGCAAATGATACCGTAACGGCACCGGCAAGAACTGTACTATCTTCTGCAAGAGGATTATTTACAGCAACAGGTAATAAAGATTATGGTTATTACGGTGGTGGTTATAATCCTACTAGAATATCAACAGTAGATCGTTTAGATTATGCAAATGATACTGTATTCTTATCAACAAAAGGACCATTAACGATTAATAGACAAGGTCCAGGAGCAACAGGAAACACAACTCACGGTTACTTTGGTGGTGGTTTTACTCCTGCTGCAAAATCATCAGTAGACCGTATTGATTATTCTAATGACACCGCAACAGCAGTAGAAAAAGGACCATTGACTGTTGCTAGATATTATCTGGCAGCAAATACTTCTATTATCAATCTATTAGATTATTCTTCTTATACACCATCACCAGCACCAGCAACACCACCACCCACAAGTGGTTATTTTGGTGGTGGTTATAGTACTAAAGGACACCAAAGTATTGAAAGAATTGATTATGCAAATGATACTACAACGGCATCATTTGATTCATTCCTGCCAACAGGACGGTGGTACTTAGCAGCAACAGGTAATGCTTCCTTTGGTTACTTTGGTGGTGGGGTTACAGTATCAACAGTGGACCGTATTGATTATTCAAGTAATGATGTATCTGGTCTCACAAAAGGACCACTGACAGTCGCTAGAAGGGAATTGGCAGCAACAGGTAATAGTTCCTTTGGTTATTTTGGTGGTGGTTTTCCTGCATATTCAACAGTAGACCGTATTGATTACTCTAATGATACCGCAACAGCATCACCAAAAGGACCATTAAGTACTGCCAAGTATGCTTCAGGAGCAACAGGTAATGCTTCCTTTGGATATTTTGGTAGTGGTGTTCCTTCTGGTTATCCGTCAGGGTATCGTTGGATTGATAAGATTGATTACTCTAATGATACCGCAACAGCATCTCAAAAATCTGCATTCCAAAATCTCAAGTTTAAATATTCTGCAACAGGAAATAAAGATTATGGATGGTTTGGTGGTGGTTCTGCATCATATTCCACGTCAATAGAAAGACTTGATTATGCAAGTGACATGATCTGGGCACAAACAAGATCTAATCTTTCTCCCGCATTTTTATCTTATAGTGCAGCAACTGGTAGTGCATCATTTGGATATTGGAGTGGTAAGTATTCACCTATAATATCAACAGTAGATCGTTTGGATTATTCAAATGATACAGCAAATACAGTTACCAAAGGTCCACTGAATATTGCAAGAGGACTTCATGCTGCTTGTAGTCCAGTTGCAAATGGTATTGGATTAACTCCAGTTCCAGTTCCAGCAGCACCAGGAGCACCAGTTCCTACAAGTGGTTATTTTGGTGGTGGTGTTAACCCTCCATACCCTGGAGGAACATTTGACGTTGATCGTATAGATTACTCTAATGATACTGTAACCGCATCCTGGAGAGCATCACTGAACAAGTTTGTCGCTTACATAGCAGCAACAGGTAATGCTTCCTTTGGATACTTCGGTGGTGGTTATACTCCTAGTACAGTATCAACAGTAGACCGTATTGATTACGCAACGGATTATCAAATTGCACTTTCTAAAGGACCATTAAGTGTTGCTAGGCAGTACTTAGTAGCAACAGGTAATAGTTCCTTCGGTTACTTTGCTGGAGGTGTGCCTGGTCCAAAATCAACAGTAGATCGTATTGATTATTCCAATGACACCGCAACTGCAGCAGAAAAAGGACCATTAAGTCTTGCCAGAAGGCACTTAGCAGCAACAGGTAATGCTTCCTTTGGTTACTTTGGTGGTGGTTATCCTACAAAGTCAATAGTAGATCGTGTTGATTATTCTAATGACACCGCAACGGCAGTAGAAAAAGGACCATTAAGTTTTGCTAGATATTACTTAGCGGCAACAGGTAATGCTTCATTCGGTTACTTTGGTGGTGGTTATACTCCTGCTGCAAAATCATCAGTAGACCGTATTGATTATTCTAATGACACCGCAACGGCAGTAGCAAAAGGACCATTAAGTGTTGCTAGATATAACTTAGCGGCAACAGGTAATAGTTCTTTCGGATACTTTGCTGGAGGTGTTGCTCCTGCTGCAACATCATTAGTAGACCGTATAGATTACTCTAACGACACAGAAACAGCATCACCTAAAGGACCATTAACTAATGTAGAATACGGCAATACTGCTTGCAGTCCTGTTGCCAACGGTCTATAAATACCTTAAATACCATATATTATGATTGAAAATCCATTATCATATATTCTCATTCGTCCTAATATTATCAATTCAGAAGGACTTCAAGAATTAGTAAATCATATCAAATCTTCACCCGCAGAAGATTTATCTGTTTTTGATTCAGAGACAACGAATAGAACAGGTGAGACATCATGGCAGGTTGATAAGAAGACAAGAGACACACAAATTGTTCCTATGGGAAATTTGTATCCCAAGATTACGGAACTTCTTCATCATGCCGTAAAAGAAGTTATCAATCCTTTCTATGGTATTGAGGTAACCAGTAGTGAAGTCCCACAGGTTCTATCTTATGGTATTGGTGGACACTATAAACCTCATATTGATGGGCAGAGTATCTGGGTCACACCAAGAGGTGAAAAGATTTGGAAGAAATCTACGGATAGAGATATTTCTATGGTCTTTTATCTCAATGATGATTTTGAGGGTGGAGATTTTATTTTCCCAGAACATCATATTCGTGTAAGACCTGAACCTGGTATGATGGTTTGCTTCCCTTCCAGTCATTATTATATGCACGGAGTAGAACCAGTGACAAGAGGAAAAAGATATAGTATAGTGTGTTGGGCTACGGTAAAAGGTCAACCAAGTATGGACGAAATTAATAATCAGTTATCTCAAGAGTATGGAGTTAAAGTAATTTAAATTATGGCAAACATTTTGGGAGTGCAATTCGGACATGATGGATCCGTCTGCCTTGTTAAGAATGGTAAGTTAGAGTTTGCCATTGGAACAGAAAGAATTACTGGTATTAAAAAGCAACAAGGATTTACAGACGAGATTATAAATTATGCTTTGGACTCTTGTGGTTTAACAGTTGATGATATTGATTGTGTTGCCACCAATGATTTTAAGCAAGAATTTTTTGGTAATGAATATCTTGTAGATAATTTTATTATTCAGGGTAGAGAGATTAAGTGTTATATTATTTCTCATCATCTGGCACACTGTGCCTCTGCATATTATACTAGTCCATTTAATGAGGCACATTGTTTCAGTATGGATTGTAGTATGGGAAAGATAGAAGCAAATTCTCTGGTGGCATATGGTAAGGGGAAGAAACTTTTTGCCGAATATTGTCCCGGAGAAATGGTCGGAGTATTATATGGTGAAGTAACAGAGAAGTTAGGACTCGGACCTGCACTTCATAAGGCAGGAACAACAATGGGTCTCTCATCATATGGGACACCATTTGATTTTGATTATCAATCTTATACTGATGATATCAAACATAAGATGAATGTGGCAGCATCCGTTCAGAATTTGTTTGAGAATAAAGTATTGAGTGTCTTAAATGATATAGATCAGAACTCTAATAACCTTTGTCTCTCCGGAGGATCATTTTTAAATTGTAATGCTAACTCAGAGGTCGTAAGAAAATCTAAATTTAAACAGTTTCATCACTTTCCGGCATGTGGTGATGATGGAACAGCAGTTGGTTCTGCACTTTATGTGTCTCATCATATTCTTGGAGAGGCAAGGTATGATTACGAACCACAAGACATCTGTTATACCGGAAGAGATTATCCAAGTCAGACACCGGACTATAATCACATAGCAAGACAAATTGCCGATGGTAAAATCATTGGTTGGTTTCAGGGCAAATCAGAGTTTGGTCCAAGAGCACTAGGTAATCGTTCTATTCTTGCAGACCCAAGAAACTTTCATAATCGTGATCTCATCAATCATGTTGTGAAGAATAGAGAATGGTTCCGTCCTTTTGCTCCTGTTGTATTAGAAGAATGCTATCAAGATTGGTTTGACTTTCCTATACCTAGTCCTTATATGCTTTATACCGCACAGGTGAAGCAACCAGAAAAAGTTCCAGCCATAACTCATGTTGATGGGTCTGCCAGATTTCAGACAGTCACAGAGAAATCTAATAAGCACTACTATAATATTATTAAAGCATTTGGAGAACTAACTGGTGTGCCTGTTCTACTCAATACAAGTTTAAATGGGAACGGACAACCTATATTAGAAACCGAAGAGGATGCACAAGAGTTTTACAAAAATTCTAAATTAGACATGATGATTATCAATGGTGCTATAATATAAATATTTGAAAGTTATCTCACAAAAAATGGCAAAATATCTAAAGCATTATTGGAAGAATGGTGGGTCATGGCTTACCACATCAAATGTTGTGGGTCAGACACACCCAGAGTCAGACTATGCCGGTCTTGGGGTAAAGATCTGGATGCACGACTCTGATGGTGTTGACGTATGTCTTTCTGAAGTTCCTGATAGCACTGCGATTTCTACGATCACCGTAGGTTCCAAGAATGCGGTTATTGAACTGACCGAAACTCAATTTAATTCTGTTAAAACTCCTCTTGATGAAGAATCAGTTCTTCGTCAGGCAGCAATGGAGGCAGAAATGAGTGGTGATACTGACACTGCAGCAACTAAGAATACTGCTGCAGATGCCAAAGCAACCGAAGCACAGAATGCACTGAATGCACTCTGATTTGACAATTTAATTTAAATATTTTATACTAATAGGAGTTTAAACCTCCTATTTTCTTTTTTATGAACTTTACTGTATACACAAAAGAAAATTGTCCTCACTGTTATAAGATTAAACAAGTATTGGAATTGACCGGAACAGATTTTGTATCTTATAAACTTGAAGAGGACTTTACAAGAGAGGAATTCTATGCTAAATTTGGTAAAGGTTCTACCTTTCCACAGGTAGTATGTGACAATAAAAAATTGGGAGGATGTGTTGACACAATCAAATTCCTCAGAGAACATCAAGTCATCAAGTCTTAACATAAATAAAAATGAAGACCACAGAAATCGTGGTATTGAATTTTTACTTAATGGAGGAAAAAGAAAGCAGACACAACCATTTCATATTATCTTTGAAAAGATGGTCTGCTTTCTGAGACGGGAAGTAACTATCTATTTCGAATTTTCTATTAGTACAAGAAAAAGAGAAGTAATCTCCCGGAGTAAGAAAAATGTTAGCAACTAGTTTAGTATTTGGATCATTTTTGACTATTCTATTTCTCATGATGGGACTTTTAATTGGTTGGACTGCTAGAGAATACATGATGAACTATCGGGAGGCACCGAGATATCATCCCGAAATGTTTGATGAGCAAGGAAATCTTATTCCAGACGAAGTAATCGCATTTAATTTTGAAAACTATGACGACAGTAACGAAGAAGAAAACGACAACGACTAAGGCAGCATCATTAGAACTTCCAAGAAATCCATTTGTCTTTGAAGTTTTGGATCTTGTTTCCAAACAGAGAAGTAAGGCAAAGAAGATTGAAGTTCTGAAAAAGTATGAGCATATTTCTTTGAAGGCAGTATTCATTTGGAACTTTGATGAAAGTGTAATATCTGTTCTTCCTGCAGGAGAGGTTCCTTATTCTGGATTTGAGGATCAGGCATCATCAAATGGAACTTTGAGCACTAAAATTACTGAAGAAGTTCGTAGAATGCACGAAACCGATTCATTCTCAATGGGTTCGAGTGATAAGAACGGACACACTACAATTCGTAGAGAATTTAAAAACTTCTACCACTTTATTAAGGGTGGTAATGATAGTATGAATAGTGTTCGTCGTGAAACGATGTTCATTAACATTCTTGAGGGACTTCACCCACTAGAAGCAGATGTTGTCTGTCTATGTAAGGATAAAAAACTTTCTGAAAGATATAAAATCACAAAGGAAATTGTGAGTGAAGCATATCCAGATATTACTTGGGGAAATCGTTCATAATTATGGCAAATCAATTGGGAGATGCTCCTACTAAAACAGAAGAGGAACAGTCTATGACTTCATGGACACCATCAGAAAAAGAAAATTCTAAATCCGTATATGGATGTGATATACTGATAGAGAATGGAACTTGGGAACAAGTATCCACTAAAGATTGTCCTTATGATGCCATGATAATCACCTATGTGGTTGATGGGGAAACGAGATATGATTTGACTCGTAGTCAGAAAGAAGTTCGTATATTTAACATGTACTGGGATAAGTTCCGTGAGAATCTAAAGGGAATTGGTTTTGGTATGGGAAGAACCAATCCAAAACTATGGGGACTGGAACCACCACCCCCAACCAAAAAACGAAAATAATTCCAAAATATCGGCAAAAAAAATCCCGGCAATTTTTTGGTCTGTAGGGATTTTCAGAAACCTCTTGACTAAATACAGTATAGGGTCTATAATGGACCTATCGTTCATCAGAGGAGACTCTGACGCAAGTAAGTCGCGGAACGGAGCCGTTCATCCCATGATTGAATTTCTTTTATATTCATCACTCACATGCCAACAAGCCGATAGTATTATGCTGAAGATGAAAGCAAACGAGAATCTCTCTGATGCTTTTAAGGTTGAGTTGGTAGAGACCGTAAAGGAATCTGTACCTGAGTGTATATGGGACGCAAACGACTAAAGGAACGGACCTAAAAATCCAACTACTTTAGGAGTAAACAAATGAACACACTTCAAATGATTAAAAAGCAGATCAACAAAGTATCTGCACTGCACGACGCACAGATCACTCACACCTCATATCGTGGTGTTGAGTATGATACTCGTTGTGTAAAATCAAACGAAACACACGGTACATTCTGTTATCGTGGTCGTGTCTACAATAAGTGAGTCACTTACGTTAAAATTGTTAGGGGGGTTGCAAGACCCTCTTTTTTTATGCTATAATTAATTCAAATATCGCAGTATTATGGAGAAAGAAAGGTTAAAACTAATTGTCCGAAATCTTGAATTGCTTGTTGATTCTCTAAAGGCAGAAGTTTATTCTGATGTTGATATACATACCACAAAGCAAGAAAATTTTGATAATCCATCTTCTGATTATATTTTAGATTACGACGAAGTTTTTGAGGACGATGATGGATAATCGCACTAAAATCAAAAAGGTTAAAGATCTTGCAAAACTATTTGAAAGATTAATAGCACAAGATCATCTTTATAGTGAAGAACGTATTGTAGAGATGAAAGAAGCACTCTCTTCAATAAAAGAACAAATTGTAAAAATGGAACAAAAGAATTACAAAGGATTTGGTAAATGAACGTAAAACTGATTAGTGTTACTCCTGATGCAGAGAAAATGATGGGATATGTGGCACGAGTGTCAAATCCTTCTAATCAAGAGAATCCAAAGGTTGCTGGTCTTCTTAAGTATTGTGTAAAGCACCAACACTGGAGTGTCTTTGAGCAGTCATTCATGACTCTTGAGATTGAGACTACTAGAGGACTGGCAGCTCAAATCTTGCGTCATCGGAGTTTTACATTCCAGGAGTTTTCGCAACGGTATGCAGATTCATCAATGCTTGCCGATACTATTCCTTTGTTTGATCTAAGAAGGCAAGATACAAAGAATCGTCAAAATTCTATTGATGATATTAATCCACATACTCGTCAAAATTTTGAAATGAAGATTCAAAAGCACTTTGATGATGCTATGCAACTGTATCAAGAAATGCTTGCTGCTGGAATTGCAAAGGAATGTTCAAGATTTGTGCTTCC